CAGCTTCTCGGCGTATTTTGGATCGGTTGCGTAGCCTTCGCGGACCAATAGCCGAGCGCATTCGTTGCGATCATCAGCGCGGTTCACGCCTTTGCGCTGTCGGTAGTCCTTGTACCATCGTGAGACAAGGTACTCGACGCAGGCAGCCAGCGATGGGAAATCGATGAAGCTATCGGTGATGGTGACCCACTGCCCATCCAAGAACTCGCGTGTTGTGGTGGATGTGCCGCCACCTTTGAGCCCGAAGTAATTGTGCTGGCCTGAGATGTGCTTACCCCAACCAGATTCGAGCGCCCACTGCGCAGCAACCACTTCAGGGAACTTAGCGCCAGCAACTGCAGCGGCGGCCATGATGCCATTCCAGTCGTTGTCGAAACTGGCAGGCGCTTCAACCGCTGCTGACCACGTTGAGTACCAGTCTTGATCACGCGCAAGCAGTCCAGGCGCTGCCTCATGGATGGCCGCTTCCAGCTCTTCGATCGCCGCATCTTGATGCCCCAAGCGCTTGTAATACCGGAACAGATCAATCAGTCGGATCGGCGTCATACCAAGGAGCGCGGATGTGTAGATCATCGAGCCGCACTGGTGGCGGCATGGCGGGCGGCTGACTGCGATGCCAGTCCTCGATCTCAGCGTCGAGTCGTGGCTTCAGCGTCGCTTCAAACTTGCGGCGGTCGATCGCACGCTGCAGATCCTGCAACGCTGAGCGCGTATCGAACCGCCACAGCCAACGACCGTCAGCAGGAATCAGCCCTTTTTTGCCTTGAGGCTGCGGAGCGCATGGAACACCAGCTGGATGACGCTGTTGTCCTTCAGCGGGGACAACGCGATCAGCTCAGATGCGGCAGCAATTACAATCCAGAAAGCTGGATGCGCCAGGATTTCTTCGAGGTTCATGAGAGTAGATAACTCATGTCCTGATCCTAGCGCCCTTTGTTTTCCAGTACAGTAATTCGATTGCCGTGTTCGTTAAGCCTTGAATAGATCGTCTTTCGGTCTTCCTTCATATCCTGATGCAACTCCTCCAACTTGCCAGCAATGCTTTCCACCGCCATCGTTAAACGGATGACTGCTTCGCGGGATTCGCTGGTGCGTTTGGTGAAGCCGGATATTGACATCCCAGCAATGCCAATGGATGCGCCTAAGACAGCTGCGTAGATTTCGATCACAGGTGCCTCGGTGCCTCCGGTTACAGTTTAGCCACGATTAGGGTTCCTCGGGCCAATTGATGTTCCACGGGAAGCCCGCTTGTGATGTTAAGTCCCGCAGAGCCTGACGATACACCGCCCACGCTTCGTGGTCAGCCGGCGAATCGGGCAGCTGTGTCCAGTCGCAAGCCGCTAGGCGCTGGTTGCGATCTGCGCGAACTTCAGCGGCCTTGGCTTCAGTGCGCTCAGCGATCTCCTCTGAGCTAAAGTCAGTGACTTCCCAAGCTTGCAACCATTCGCCGTTAACCAGTATCGGGTTGACTTGGTTGAGGTTTTGGGTTGCCGGGTTGAAGCTAGGCGGTTCCTGCTCGATGACAGGGAAAACGCTCCATCCAGCCAGCATTTCCTCAGATGGATTGCGAGGAAAGCTTGTGTTGGGATTGTCGCGTCGCAGATCGCCGATTGAGTAGGGGAAGGTCTCGACGGTCTGGTTGGGGGCGAGGACGTACATGATCAGAAGAAAAGGTGAATGTTTCGCAAATTAAAGAGCAAATTTGCGGAAGGCACGAACGTAGAGGATGAACGTCTTGTCGATGGCGCCCTGTTCGCCATCATTGAAGCCCAGTGCCCACGCGTCCGTGGCGCTGCCCTCCGTGGACTGACTGAGTATTCCAGTGTGGTGGTGTTGATGAACATTAGAAGAGTCCTCCGCCGCCCTCGTAGACGGCACCTGAGTTAAGAATAGTCGCTTCGGGAAGGGGAAAACCACCTTGGCCAAGCATCATGAGGCGCAGCGTACCAGTAGGGACATCATTGGGACCGCGAATAGCGCCGCCAAGTTTGCGGAAGTAGATTTTGGGCGTTCCTGATTCACTTCGCATGGCAATGCGGTATGTATCAGCACTCAAAACAGAAGAGTTAGTGCTGTCTGTGCCACCCGGATACCAAATGGTGCCACTATAGTACCATCCTGTATATGGCCGTGGTGATGTGTTGTAGGCGAAAGATGTTGTTGTGTTGCACATGCCAAGCCAGGCAACATGCGTGCTGTAACCCTGCAAAAGCTCAACGTCTAAATACCAGCCCGTCGTCGTAACGGTTGGCACGGTGTCTCCATAGGTCTGGCCGCCGCTTGTGTTGCCGCTGACTGAATAAGTGTCTGATCCTGGCGTTAATGTAACCGAAGTGTCATTAGTGCCTTGCCACAGCACAGTCCCTATTTGCACGTCAGAAGTTCCGCCACCTGCGGCCATCAATAAAGATCGAGTAAGAGGGTCCATGATCAGTCTCCTCAGGTGGTGTAATCAACAAGGGCAGCGCCACGCCATGTGATGCCGCCGTCGTTGGTGACAAACATAAACAAGTGCGTTTTTGTATCTGTTAAACTCGGTGCCGTATCTGCAGTCCATTTGACAGACGCAGGCCATGTAATAGTGGTGCTGGTTCCAGTCACGTCAACTTCAAGCGTGAAGGAATATGCAGTGCCACTGGTCGGGATGTTGCTGAAGGTAAAAGTTGAATTGCTTGAGATTGCTTTGGTAAAATAGTTTCCAGCGCTGCAATCAACATCAAGAGCCGACACTGCCTCTGATGCTTGCTCAAAAGGTCCATCTAAGCTGACGCCAGCGTCAAATGTCTGCTCTGCCGTAAATGTCTGCGCTGTGTCGAGCTTGGCGGTGTCGGCGTCATATGCTTGCACATCAACGCCGATTTCAAGCCCGAGCGTTGAGCGTTGAGCGGAGGCGTCTGCGTCATCTAGCAGTGCTCGACCTGCTGATGTGCAGTCAATTTCTTCAATCGGGCCAGCGCCAGCAGTGCTACGTCCCAGCAGCTTATCGGTGGCGCTCACGTTGGCGAGCTTATTGAACGCAATGTCGGCGCTGGCGTTTACATCTGCATCGACGATGGTGCCATCCAATATCATCGTGCTGGTAACAGTACCACTATCACCAGTCGTGACAACGGTTCCAGTTACGTCAGGCAAGGTAATCGTCTTATCCGACGACACCGAAGCCGGTGCCTGTAGCGCGATGTAATTGGTGCCGTTGGCGGTAGTTTCACGGAATCGCACCTGCTGCTGGTTGTCCATTATCAGCGCACCCGTCATGGTGTCTCCGGTTGCGTCTACAAACTCACCGACCTCACTGCGCCATGCGCTGCCATCCCAGATCTTCAGCACATAACCGCCGCCACTGGTATCCAGCCACTGCTCACCAACTGCATTACCGCTAGATCCTGCAGGACTGCTATTTGGTGCGGACGTTCCAATATGGACAGGTCCAACCTTGACTAACGCACCACCGGCATCCTTAAAGAACAAGCCGGGGCTGGTTGCATTCGTGTTGACTGCTAGCTGCCCGTCTGCCATCGAGGCAGGAGTAGGGCGCTTACTAGCAGTATTGGAGCGCAGATGCTGCAGAGCCATTCCTTAACGCCAGTTTCCTGGCCGGAAATTACCCTCCTATTCTACGCGGACTAATAAGTTCCGTCATCCAGTTGGCTGGTCAATGCCACTGTTCCAGTTGTATCAGGTAATGTGATCGTGCGGTCTGCGGTTGGATCGGTTACCGCCAGCGTGGTTTCAAAAGCGTTATCCGTAGCACCCTCAAACAACAGGCTGCCGGTGTTGCCGATCGTCACTGCGCCAGTGAACGTGCCACCGGCTTTTGGCATTGCCGATGCGATCAGGTCATAAGCAGTCTTGACGGCATTAGCGGTAGCAGCCTGCGTAGTTGATGTAGAGCTGGTGGTGTTGTTGAGTTGCACTACACCAGCATTGCTGGTAGTAGCAGCTTGGATTTTGGTGGCTGTGATTGCTGCGCTACCGCTGATGTCAGCATCAACGATCGAGCCAGCAGTAATCGCAACTACGCCAGAGTTGCTGACGCTGATGTCACCAGTGATCTGCGTTGCCGTTGCGACATTAGATGAATTGCCCAGCAAGAAATGAGCACTGGTCAGAGTGGCAAGTTTGCTAAATGCAATGCCAGCGCTTGCGTTGATGTCAGCGTTAACGATGGTGCCATCGGCAATCATTGCGCTGGTAACTGTGTCGCTGTCGCCGCTGGTAATGATCGTGCCATCGACATCGGGGAGCGTCAGCGTGCGGTCAGCAGTGGGATCTACCACCGCCAGCGTGGCCTCAAATGCATCTGCCGTCGATCCTTCAAATGTTAATGAGCCGGTGCTGCTGATTTCAATGTTGCCGGTTACGGTGCCACCAGCCTTGCCAAGTTTTTCTGTATCCAGTTCTTCTAGTGCGGCCTGCACATTATTGGAGCTGATTGTGCCATACGGCGTAAAGCTAATGTTGTTTGCCTGTTGTGCAGCAACAAAGCTTGAAACATCCAGCAGTTCCCAGCTCGTTCCACTGGACAGCAAAATATCTGGCGGGTTCAGAGATACGGCTGGCGCAGGTGCAGTGCCTGTACCAAGCTCGCTAACAACCAGGTAGTATTGGCGGTTATCTGCCGAAGCAGCAGGGATTGCCGCACCAACGGTCAAACCTGCCGCTTGACCTGCAGTCGTTACTGATGCGACAAGATTTGTTGATGCGTCATACGTTCCAGCGAAGATGATCTCACCGCTGGTGATCGTGACTGGCTGCCAGGCGTTGCCATCCCACAAGTAAAGGTCGCGGTTGATTGCGTCAAAGAAAAACTTGCCTTGAAAATCGGCGGCGGGGAAGGTGACAACCCCTGAGCTGGAACCTGCACCAGCAAACGTAACGGTGGAGGAATCAGCCAGCTTTTCGCCGGTAATTGAATTCGCCGCAATCCGTGCGATGTCAATGGTTCCAGAAGTAATCTTCGACGCATCGAATGCAGGGATGTCTGCGGCGATAAGGTTTTCCCCTGCCGTAACAATACCTTTAGCGTTGACCGTGACTTTTGGGTAAGTACCAGCCGAAACGCCACTGTTTGAGATGGAAATTGCACCATCGCCATCAACTTCCAATCCGCCTCCTGAAGGAATACTTACGGCTCCAATTTGTGATGCACTAGCTCCAGGTAAATCGCTTGGAACCAGTGCAGTTGCAGCGGTAATTAAACCGTTGTCATCAAATGTAATTCCAGAAGTTGTGCCGCCTGCCAGCGTATTTGCGATGCTGATGGCGCCTGTTCCGCTGACAGTCAAGCCAGAGTCCGCGGCAACGCTTACTGCGCCAACATCAGTTGTTGTGGCTAGCGGCATATCACTAGCAACCAATGCTGCAGTACTGGTGATGTGCCCTTGAGCGTCAAAGCTAATGCCGCTGCGTGTTCCCGCTGTGATTGCATTGGTGTGGCCAATGCTGTTGGTGGTTTTATCTAAACCACGATCCAATGAGTCCGAT